CGTGGAAATAGAGGAATCGCCATGCCGCAAGTCCGCATCGTGTCCGACGGTACGCCGGCCGGCACGCATGTCTACGACTGCGACGGCAAGGAAATCGTGGGGCATTCGAAGGTCACGTGGGATATCCGCTCGCGCGGCACCGCGAGGGCGTGGTTGGAATTTGAAGCTCCGCAGATCGAGGCGGCCGGCAAATTACAAGAGAAAGGAACACCGACATGAAAACCGTAAAACTTTTGCAGTCGCACCTCATCGAACACAAAAACGACGACGGCGAGATCGTCAACGCCAAGAACGACCCGGGCGCCATCCTCTCGCTGCCGGATGACGAAGCCGACGCGCTCATCGCCGCCCGCAAAGCCGAAGAATATTTTCCTCCCAGCACGCACTCAATCTCCGAGCTGGATGAAAGCACCGGCCCGGCGGCCGCGAGCGAAGCCGTCGGCAAATTCGAGACCAACCTCGGCCGCCGCCTGCCCGGCCAGTTCTGATGGCCGACCTTGCCACACTGCAGACGCAGCTGCTCGAAGCACAGCTCGCGCTGCACAAGCTCGCCATCGGATCGAAGGCCGAGGAAGTGCAGCACGGCGACATGCGCACGCGGTACGTGAAGGCTGACATGGGCGCGCTCGAGGACTACATCGCCAGTCTGAAATCGCAGATCAGCGCGGCCGGCGGCCCCGTCGACGGCCTGCGCCGGCGCGGCATCGTCGTCGATCTGCCAGGCACCTACTAAAGCCCGGCCATGAACACCCCCGTCAGCACCGCACGCAAGAGCCGGTACGGCGGCGGTGGCACCAACGTCACCGTTATCCCGGGCACAAACGCCCTCGCCGTCGAGGCGCCCAGCTTTGCCCCCTCGTACACGGCGGCATCGCTCTCGCACGCGGACATGCGCAACTGGTATCCGAATTCCGGCAGCCCGGATGCCGACGTCCTGCCGGGCCAGGCCATCATCCGCGCCCGCGCGCGCGATCTCACGCGCAATCACGGCGTCGCTTCCGGCGCGCAGCAGACGCTTGTCGACAATGTCCTGGGCGTCGGGCTCTGGTGCACGCCCATTCCGGACTATGTGCGCCTCGGCCGCGATCGCACCTGGGCCAGCGAATGGCGCAAGCAGGTCAAATCGTTGTGGCGCGAATATTCCGAGACCACCGCCTGCGATGCCGGCGAATGCCTCACGCTCGACGGCCTCGCCAATCAGATCTTCCGCGGCGCATGGGCTAACGGCGACGGCCTGGCGCTGCCGTTATGGCTTCCGCCGCAAGGCCTCGCGCCCGTCTCCACGCGCCTGCAGGTCATCGAGTCAGACCGCCTCTCGAACCCGAATTACCAGATCGATACGCCCAACTTGCGCGGCGGCATCGAGATCGACGAATACGGCGCGCCGCAAGCGTACTGGATCCGCAATGCGCACCCCGGCGATCGCTTTCTACTCTACGGCGGCCAGCTCTTCTGGACCTGGGAGCGCATCCCCGCCAAGACCGGATGGGGCAGGAAGCGCGTCATTCACCTGCACGACAAGGAACGCGCCGGCCAAACGCGCGGCGTGCCCGCGCTCGCCGCCGTCATGCGCCAGTTCAAGGTGCTCGGCGATTACCAGAACGCCGAACTCAAGGCCGCAACGGTCAACGCCATGGTGTCGCTCATCACCGAGTCCGCTGTCGGCCAGGAATCCATCGTCGAGCTGCTCTCCGGCAATCCCCAGGCGCTCAAGGCGTACCAGGACGGCCTCTCCGGCGACAGCCGCTCGGCCATTCCATTCTCCGAGGGCATGGTGCTGCCGCTCAACCTCGGCGAAAAGGCCTACGGATTCACCCCGGCGCGGCCCACCACCGCCTACGACCCGTTCGTCACGGCCGTATTCCGGCACATCGGCGTCGGGCTCAACATCCCGTACGAAACGCTGATGAAAGATTTTTCCAAAACCAACTACTCCAGCGCGCGCGCCTCGCTGCTGGAAGCGTGGCGCTTCTTCACCGGCCGCCGCAACATCATGGGGCTGCAGTTCTATCAGCCCGTCTATGAGCTGTGGTTAGAGGAGATGGTCAACGCCGGAAAGATCGAAGCGCCGAAATTCTATGAAAACCGCGCCGCCTGGTGCCGCGCCACCTGGATCGGTCCTGGCCGCGGCTGGGTCGATCCCATGAAAGAAGCCGAAGCCGCCGGCGTGCGCCTCATGAACGGCCTTTCATCCTACCAGGACGAATGCGCCGAACAAGGCAAGGACTGGGAAGACCAGCTCGAGCAGATCGCCGAGGAACGCGACCGCCTCAAATCGCTCAAGCTCGACTTCATATTCACCGGCAGCAAAAAAGCGCAGACCTCCGGCTCGATCGATCCGGCGACCGGCGAAATGCAGGATCCAATCAATCCGGACAACGCTGCAGCCGCCAAAAACGCTGTCGCCATCGCCGAAGTTCGCGGCGAGCTGCACGGCATGCAGGCCGTGCTTCAGATACCGCCTTCTGCGATCCAGATCGACAACCACATCGCCGCGCCGGTCATTCCCGCCGCCCAGGTCGTCGTGCAGCAACCGCGCAAGACCCGTGAACTCTTCAAGCGCGACGCCAACAACGAGCTGCTTGAAATCGTACGCATCGCAGAGGACTGAAATGGAAAAAACAGTACTGCCGAAATCCGAGAATGGTTTGCGTGAGATGCCCGACGCAGACCTCGAAGCGCTGCGCCTGAAATTGACCGGCGACGCTGAAACTTTGCGCGCGCTGCGAAAGCTGGTGGCCCGCGAAGCCGAGTTCCGCGCCGCTAAACCGGAACTCGTGAAGGCTGCGCACGCTATTAAGGGCGCCGGCGGCATCGAAAGCCAGGAGGGATAGACGATGGCAAACGCACTCTACGACCCCGGCCGCGAAGGTTTCCTTGATGGATCCATCGACTGGGACACCGACGACATCCGCGAGATGCTCGTGTTGTCGAGCTACGCCTTCAGCGCCGCGCACAAATTTGTCGCCGACCTGGGCGCGGTCGACAACGGCCGCAGCGCCGCGCTCGGCAGCAAAACCGTAGCCAACGGCGTCGCCGACGCCGCAGATATCTCGCTTGTCGCCACCGCCGCCACGGCCTCCAAAGCGCTCGTGTACTTCAAGCACACCGGCGTCGATGCCACGGCCAGGTTGATCGCCTATGTCGATACACCGACCGCAGGCCTGCCGTTCACTCCCTCTGCCGGGCAGACGGTGAACATCACGCATGATAACGGCGCGAACAAGATTTTCAAACTGTAAAGAAAAGTCGTGACCGACTCATTCATCCAGTTGCCTGCCGATTCCGCAGGCAAGAAGCTGCGCACGCTAGACCGTGGAACGCCTGGGCACGATCAATATGTCATCCTGAGCGACGGAAAACTCGCTACATTTCAAGGTCGCGTCAGCACGTTTCGCACGCCGGGTCGAGCTGGAACGGCGGGGCAAAAGCTCTTTGCAATTCACAATGCGACTGGCTCAACGATAAAGGTGGACGTTGACCTCGTCGCGGTCGATTTGGTGCAGACCGTCGTAAAAGCAGTAACGGTGCTTCCTCCGGTGCTGCGGTTATGGAAGGTCACAGTGCTACCGACAAACGGCACAGCGCTGACTAAGGTTTCTGAAGACACAGGGAGGTTTCCGTCAAGCAGCGCCTCCGTCACGGTGTTCGGCGACGCATCAGCAGATGGCACCAGCTCGGCCTCAGCGCTCGCAGCCACCCTGCCTGCCGGCACGATAGTCACTCAGGAATATGCGCCGCGGCTTATTACCGCCGCGGGCTACGAGATGTTTGATCGGACTGTATTCCTCGCCGACAGCACAGAAGTCATCACACTTGGCGCGTTAGAGGGGCTCGTGCTCTTTGCAGACTACGTGCTCGCGACCCAGAATCCGGTTACGGATATGTGGCTCGTCAACTCTCGTTGGGTGGAATACACGAGGCCGTAGATGGCTGCGTGGATCGCATTTGACTTCGCATGGGGGTCTTCGGCGCAGGAGATCACCGGCGTCGGCCAGATTGCCAGCGCCGAGGCAGTAGGCCGGCCTGATGTGTCGCTTGTCGTCACTTCGGTGGCGATTGGAAGCGCCGAGGTAGTAGGGTCTCCGAGCGTTTCGCCAGTCATAGCATCGGCGGGAATCGCAACTAGTGAATCACTGGGTGCTCCCAGTGTTTCGCCGGTTATCGCAAGCGCCGGCATCGCAAGCGCCGAGGTTTTGGGCCAGCCAGGTGTCGCTGCGGTCGTGGCCGCAGCCGGTATCACCAGCGGCGAAGCGCTGGGCCAGCCGGCAGTCGCGCCGGTCATCGCATTGGCCGGCATTGCAAGCGCCGAGGCGTTCGGGCAATCGGCCGTTGCGCTCACGGTTGATTTGGCAGGAATCGCCAGCGCCGAAGCGTTCGGCCAGCCCACCGTCACTCCGGCGGTCCCGGCGCAGGAAATCACCGGCGTCGGCGCGATCGCAAGCGCCGAAGCACTCGGCGCGCCGGATCTGCAGCTCGTTGTGGCAGGCCAGGGCATCGCCTCGGCCGAAGCGATCGGCGCGCCGGCCCTCGCAGTCGTTATCGAAGGCGCTGGCCAGATCGCGAGTGCCGAGGTCTTCGGCCAGCCGGCAATCGAAGGCGTTGGTGACGCGCATGTGATTACCGGCGTTGGCGGCATCGACAGCGCCGAAGCGTTCGGCGCGCCAACGCTGTCTACGGTTCAAAGCTTTTTCGCCCAGTCATTCGGCGGCGTACTGCTGAAGCGGCCCACGCGCCAAACTGCGCGGAAAGTCCACCGCATCGCCGGCGTTGGCGG